CAGGAGTACGACCGGCGGTCGGGCAGTCGGAGGAGAAGGTCACGATCTGCCACGCGACGGGATTGGCGGGGACGACGCACTACGTCACGCTCACGATCTCGCGCAACGCGGTGTTCGGCCCAGGTGGTCACTTCAACGAGAACGGGACGCCCCAGGCAGGACACGAGCAGGACTACATGGGCGCGTGCCGCGACGACACCACCACCACCACTACGACGACAACCGAACCTCCAACGACCACCGAGCCACCGACAACGACCACAACAACGACGGAGACAACGACTCAGCCTCCGACGACAACGGAGCCTCCACCGACGACAACGACGACGGAGCCTCCGACCACCACGACGACCACAGCTCCTCCTGAGACTCAGCCCCCACCCACGACGGAGACGACGGAGACGACCGAGACGACGACAGCACCGCCCGAGGCTACACCGCCTCCGACGAAGCGGAAGCCGCCGAAGTCTTCGCCGCCGAAGAAGCGGCCTCCGGTCTGTCCGCCGGGTGAGACGTTCTCAGGAACGTGTGGAGTGCAGGGCAACGGATAGGAGGGGAAATGCGTCGGCTCTACATCCGACTGAACAAGCTCATCGGCCGTCACGTTCTCGCGAGGGACTGCTGGTGCGATCCCGAGGTCATCTACGTCCCGGCAATCCGTCCGACCGGGGAGCCAAGCTAAGCCCATGCCTGGATCGGTAACTCAGCCAGCCTCGTTGATCGACAGGCTTCCGTCGCACTTGCGGACACCCGCTCTGCGGAAGCTGTCCGCGAACGCGAACCAGCCCGGAGGAGCCAAGGGAGCGAAGGCGTATGGCAGCGGCGCTCTCGGGCGGGCTGCTTCGGCGTTCATCTCGGAAGCCGCCAAGCGAGGCATTGTCATCATCGAGTCGCGGCCGTCCGCTCTCGCAGCGGACATCGCGACCGTACCCGGGCCGAACACGACGGCCATCACGATCACCTACGGAACGGGGGCGACTCCGGGGTCAGCAGCACACACGGGCAACATCGGCCAGCCTGTGACCTATGTGGGTTCGGGGGCGAAGGACATCTCCGTCACCGTTCCGGCCAACTATCGGGGCGAAGCCCAGATCGTCGTCTAATGCTGTGCCAAGCTGACACCCCACTCGCGCTCGCCGTCCCCTGCAACTCGCAGGGCCGCTGGGTCGGCCCGGACGGGAAGGTACGTTGCTCCATGCACCACATCGCAGAGTTCGGTCATGGCGAGCGACTCGTGCGTACCGCGAACTACGAACCGCCGGAAGAGCTGAAGCCCCCGGCACCCAGAGAGGAGAAGCAAAGTGTCTGAACTCACAGTCCCGCCCGAGCAGTCCCTCGCCGAAGACACGCGAGACGACATCGAGGCGCTGGAGGAAGTCGTCATCGGCGATCACGTCAAGCAGCAGGTTCTCGTGGACGCCGGGGACTCGGAGGCCATCGCCCGCAGGCTCGGCCAGCAGGCGCAGGCATCCGCGACGTACCCGGCCGAGGAAGTGGACGCCGAGAACATCGCCTCTGGCGTTGGTGGCGAGGGGACTCCCGTGGAGTCCGTCTTCGACATCGACCAGCGCCTCATCGAGGAGCGCGAAGAGGCCGAGGCCGCTCGCGTTGCCGAGATCGAGGCCGAGGGCGCGGCGTCTGCGAAGGCGAACGAGGAGAGCAAGTCGGCGCTCCAGCAGACGATGGACGCCCACAAGGAGGCCGCTGGTGACGGTGGCACGAGCCTCCCGCGCACGCACGAGGAGCTGGACGCCCTCGCGGAAGAGGAAGGCGTCGATCTCTCGGACGCAACGTCCGTCGCCGACAAGCAGGCCGCAATCGCGGAGGCGCGAGGGGCGTAATGCCCTGTGCGGCCCGCGCACGAGGAATGAGGGCGGGAGTGCCCACTCCACCTGGGCACATCCCGCCATTCAACGATGCCATCGACAACGACCCCTGCGGCAAGCCCATCCTTGCGACGGTCAACGGGGTCGATGTCTCAGCCGAGAGCCTCTGCCTCTTCCACTGGCAACTGAAGAACGGGCAGGCCGCACTCAGAGGCGCGATTACTTACGGGGCATGAGGGGCCATGCGTCCCTCGACCTTCCCCACCCTCGTAGCAGAGGGTGAGCGGGCCTCGCGGCTCTTCAACATCGACATCGAGGCGACCTTCCGCGACTGGATGACGGACATGCTCGGCCCCGAGAAGGCCGAGGCTCTGATCGACAAGAAGCGCGAGCAGCCCCGCTACTCGACCAAGCTCGGAGCGTGGGACGGCCCCGACCTCTCTGATCGCGAGCGGGCGTGCATCTCCCTGCTGGCTTGCGGGTATCAGCGGCGGGAGATCGCCGACGAGCTGGGGCTGGGCTTCGAGACGGTGCGGCAGTACCTCGGGCGTGCCTACTTCAAGCTGCGAGCGGCCAACGGCAACCACGCCATCGTCCTCGCCGCGCTCGTGGGCGAACTCGACCACACCCTCATCCGCGAACACGTCCTTCGCACCTGGGACGGGATTGCCGCGTGAGCCAGATCGCGTTCTGGATGTACCTCACCTTCGTCGTGATCGTGGTCACGGCGCTCGCGCTCAAGAAGTACGCATGAGGGGTAGGCTCTCTACATGCCAGTCTGGGCCTGGGTACTCATCATCGTGTTGCTGGTACTGATCGTCCTCGGCGGCGTTCGGCTGCGCTAGGCAGCCCAGCGGCACTCCCAGGGCGACCAGTCCTTCCCCGACGCGACGAAGTAGCGCCACGCAGCTCGCGCCTGCGCCCACGCTCCCGAGCCGTGCCCGTAGGTGCGCCTCTCCCACGATCCCATCTGGAAGATGCCGAGGTACTGGCCGTTCTGCGCCCAGACGTACCACTTCGACTCGCACCAGGAGACGTTGAGAGCCTGCTGGCAGTACGGCCCGAAGACCTTGCAGATGATGGGCTTGGCGCGAGCCTGTTGCTGGGAAATCCGGTCTTGCTGGCCTGCTGTTGCTGGCGCTGCAAACAGCGCGAGCGCAAGTACGATGCCGACGATCAGGCGCATGGGACTGTCCTCCTATGCGGATCACAGCGTCGGGGCGAACCAAAGGCATCTTGCCGTGCGTGCGGGTGCCAGAGGCAGCCCCGTCGCTTCGTTGGGATGTAGGTCGCGTAGCCTACTAGGTGATGACGACGACCGTTGACGAGGCCACCCGGGAAGCGATCCGAGAGCGGCTTGCGATCCTGGAAGGCGAGGTCGCCGCAGCCCAGGCTCATCCGTCCGAATGGCTGCGTCACACGAAGGCGGTAGACCCGAAGACCGGCGAGGAGTTCTTCTTCCACTTCGACAAGGGCTGGGAGTGGCAGCGCGAAGAACTCACGTCGTATCTTCAGAACCAAGTCGTCCTGCGGCTGAAGGCCCGCCAGCTCGGAGTCTCCTGGCTGGGGATCGGCTATTGCGGATGGAAATGCCTGACGAAACCCGGGACGAGAGCCTTGTGCGTTTCGATCAACGAAACGGAGTCGATCAAGCTCGCGGGTCGTGCCTGGGATCTCTGGGAGAACACGCCCGAGCATCTGCGCTTCGACGCGAAGGTCATCAAGCCTGAGCGGGGGCGTCCCTCCTCGCGCATCGAGTGGGAGTTCCCGGACGGCCGCATCTCCTCGCTCATCGCCATGCCCTCGACCCCGCGAGCGGGCCACGGGGAGACGGCCTCGGTCGTCTTCCTGGACGAGTTCGGCCGACACCCGTTCGCCGCCGAGTCGTACAAGGCGTTCATCCCCGTCATCGCGGACGGCGGGCAGATGCTCATAGTCTCGACCGCCAACGGCTACGGCAACCTCTTCTACGAGCTGTGGATGGAGGCGTCCGACCGGGCGATCTCGGCGATCTTCCTCGGGGCCGACAAGCACCCCGGCCGCAACGCGACGTGGTTCAAGCAGATGCGCCAGCGGCTCTCGACGGCCGACATGTCCGAGCAGTACCCGATGAACGCGACCGAGGCGTTCCTGGGGACGGCCGGATGCTGGTTCGACGTGGACGCGATTCAGCGATACGCCGACCGCTGCCGCGACCCGCTCTACCGGGGCAACTTCCTGGTCGAGGAGGCGGGCGACAAGGCGAAGTTCACTCGCCGCTCGGACGGCTGGGTGTGGGTGTACGACCAGCCCGAGGCCGAGAAGGACTACGCGATCTACGCCGACATCGCGACCGGCCGGGGGAAGGACTCGACCGCCGCCGTCGTCATCGACCTCACGAACATGAACATCGCCGCCGAGCTGCACGGCAAGATCGACCCTGACCTCGCCGCCGAGCAGCTCCACTTCCTCGGGCGCTGGTACGGGACGGCTCGCATCGCAATCGAGATGGGTGGCGGCTACGGAGAGCCGGTGGTCATCGCGCTACGCGACGGCAAGCAGGGACGCCGCCCGTACCCGAAGCTCTACCGCCACGTCCAGGACGACCGCCCCGACTTCAAGCAGAACATCACCTACGGCTTCCCGATCACGTCGAAGACGAGGCCGCTCCTGATCTCCCAGTTGGAGGTCGCCCTGCGCGAGGACACGCTCCCGCACATCCCGATGGCGACCCTGCTGGAGTGCAAGACCTTCATCCGCCGCGACACGCTGCCCTCCCCGCGAGCGGCCGAGGGGACGAATGACGATAGGGTGATGGCGCTCGCAGGAGGGCTGGAAATGTTCCGCCGGTACGGGAGCCATCCGAAAGATGTGAGACTCTCCCGGAGACGAGAGAAGCGTGAGTATGTGCCTGACTACGCCTGGAGCTAGGAGGACGAGATGTCGATGATGTTGCCTCCGGGGGAAGCACCCCCGGCACTCCCCCTTCCTCCCGGTGGTGGCGGGATGGGAGGCCCGATGGACTCTCTGAACCAGGGGCCGATCCCGGCCGAAGGCGGCATGGGCGGTCTGCTCGCCGCGCTCGGCGGTGGCGGCGGTGACTTGCCACCCGAGATGGCTGCTGGTGACGCTCTCGGCCCCGGCTCCGAGGACACGGGCGCGATGGACGCCATCGGCCACATCCAGCAGGCGATGAAGCACTTGATGATGGCGATTGCCAAGGACGACGACGACGAGCGTGGCCTCGGGATCACGAAGGGGATGGGTGCGCTTCAGGGACTCCTGGCGGGCGAGCAGAAGAAGAACGCCCAACTGAGTCAGCTCGGTGGCTGACGAGCGCGGATCGACTGCGGCCAAGCTGACGCGAGACGCCTACGGCTCTCGCGACGGCGCGTATGAAGACGAGCTGTCGATGGTGCTGGCAGCGGTCGAGTCAGCCGAGCCGTTCCACAAGAACTGGACGACCCAGATCGAGCGCCGGTACAAGGCGTACCGGGGGATCGCCGAGCAGCGTCAGGCCGAGACGCAGAAGTGGCGCTCCCAGCTCACGACCCCGTACATCCTTCAGGTGGTCGAGGGGATGCTCGCCACCCTGCTCGACGCGAAGCCGAAGTGGGAGGTCATGCCCAAGCCCCTCCCCGGCGACGAGATCCAGGAGCTACTCGGTCGCCAGCAGTCCTCGAAGGTGGCCTCGGCCGCTCTTCAGTGGGCGATGGACGAGGACGGGTTCGCGCTCAAGCAACGACCGTTCATGCAGCAGGATCTCATCGCTGGCATGACCATCGGCAAGGTCGTGTGGGCCTACGAGACGCGGGAGATGACCCGCCTCGTCCCCATCGAGGTCGAAGTCTCCGACGACTTCGGAGTGCTGAAGGATCGGTACACCGACCAGGAGGAAGAGACGCGGCACGTCTGCCTGCGCGACGGCCCCTCGATGATCGTGCGCGACGTGCGCGACTTCTTCTGGCCCGCCCAGGCGAAGGGGCTGGATGACGCAGCCTGGGTGATCGACCGCTCGTGGGAGTCGTGGGACACGCTCAAGGCGAAGGAAGACGCGGGCCTGTTCAAGAACGTGGACGAGCTGAAAGAGGCGAAGAACGACTCCGGGCACTACGACCTCTCCGACCGCGAGCAGCTCCTCTGGGGCCACGAGCGCAACAAGGATCTGATCGAAGTCCTCGAATACTGGACAGACGAAAGGGTCGTCACGGTCGGCGCGAGGAAGGTGGTCTTGGCCTCCCGTGACAACCCACTCCGTATCAAGCGCAAGCCCTTCGTCGTCTGCTCGGCCATGCCTGACGCCTTCCAGGTTCCCGGGATCTCGGTGGTCGAATCCCTCGCCCAGATCCAGGAGTACCTGTGGACGGTGCAGAACCAGCGCCTCGACGCCCTGCGCCTGCTCACGAACGTCATCACCCTCATCCGCTCCGACGTGGACGACCCCGACTCGTTCGAGTTCTTCCCCGGCGCTCAGTGGATCGTGGAAGACCCCGGCCAGGTGTCGCAGTTGGAGATCGACCCGGCGGCGGCACAGATCACCCTGGAGGCCGAGTCGTTGATGAAGGGCGACCTCCAGAACATCATGGGCGGACTCGCCTTCGCCGGGGGCACCGAGTCGGGCCTCTCGGCCGCGCAGAACACGGCCACGGGCATGAGCATCGTGACCTCCATCGCGCAGCGGATCATCCAGGCCCGCAAGCAGCACTACATGTGGTCGTACTCGAAGGTCGGCGAGATGTTCCTCGGGATGATGGGCCAGATGCTCCGCGAGGAGCGGATCATCCCGTCCATCGGGCAGGGCGGGGCGAACCAGCTCACGGTCGTCCACCCGCTCCAGCTCCAAGGCGAGTTCGACGTGAACGTCAACGTCATGGACGAGTCCACCGTGCGCCAGGAGAAGATGTCCGAGGCGATGGCGCTCGTGAACCTCGCCGGTCAGCTCGGCGGGCCGATGGCGGGGCTGGTCATGCGCCCCTTCATCGAGCGCGTCCTGGAGGCGCAGGGGATCACCGACATGGAGCGGTACTTCGCACCGCAGCAGGGGGCACCGCCCGGACAGGGGACGGCACCCTCGGCCGAGACGATCCAGGAGCAGGCGCAGCCGGGGCCGCTGCCCATCGGGTCGCAGGGCCAGACGAACCCGGCGCTCGCCGCAGGCATGGGCGGGCAGTCGGGCGCTCTGCGGGTGTCGCCTGACCAGTTCGCCCAGCAGCAGATCCAGGCCGTCCAGCAGATGGGGATGGGCACCGCTGCTTGATGGCTCTCTCGAACGAGGCACAGGCCGAACTCAACCGTCGCGCTGACCGCATCTCCTCCCTGCTCCAGACAGCGGGCTGGCAGGAGATGGAAGCCGAGACGGATCGCAAGATCGCGAAGCTGCGGAAGGTGGCCTCGGCGCTCGC